GCCAGTGGTAAAGGCTACGTCATCCGGGAAACCAAGTATTTGACGGTTGCGCTGGGTAAGCGGCAGTTTAAACTGGTTGCTGGTGTTACCCTGTTGGTTTTTTACCTCGGCAAGGTTGTTTATCTGGAAGGTAAGGGCAATGGGGCTATCGTCCGCCAGATCTGCAAGCTGGTGGTTAATGTATAGTTGGAGCTGGTTCATGGTTAGTGAGTGGTGAGCAGTAAGTGAAGAATGGTTAAGAATAATAGTTAGTTAATGGTTGTATAGCATCCTGCAACCACTCACCATTAATTATTTACCACTTTCTACTACTGGGTTTGTATATTAATGGCGGGCATGTTAAAAGTTACACTGAATGGTGCACGACCGTTGCGCGTTTCGAACTCGCTGTAAGTGGCTGTATTGATAACAATGGTTTGCCATTTTACCGGGTTTTTGTTCATCAGCATTTGCACCTTGGGCGAGTATTTGATGCTTTGCAACCCTTTTATATCAGCTACAGAAAGGTCCTCGGCCACAACTTTTACTTTTTGCCCTGCCGTTTTGCTTATTACTTCTTCAATTCCTTGCTGATTCTCCCAATCGCTTACATAATTTTTTATGATAACGGCGTTCTGCACATCCAGGCTAACTTCCTGGTTAAACACAAAGCGGTAGTAGTTCCAGCTGCCGCTAAGGCCAATCCAGCGCAGGTAAACCGAATTATCGTCTATAGCATCATCCACTCGTATGGTTTGGATTTCGGTTACTGTGTGTACCGTATCTCCATCGGTATATTTCAGGGCAATGTTAATAAAGTAAACTTCCGCAGCAAGGATGGTATTTATGAGCAGGCGGTTAAGCCCCAATTGTGCTGGTACAGGGATCGTCTCTGTACCTCTGCCGGAAATGACAAGCCTGCTTTCGTCGGTATTTAGGAGCCACGATCCATCCTCGTTAAGCAGGTAACCGGTTTCGATACCGCCGGGCAGCGGATCACGATTGATATTCAGCTGCGTAAACTCGCAATACAGCTCTCGTCCAAGCAGATCTTCGCTGTAAATAAATCCAATATCAAAAGGATAGCCATTGCTGTAGGCTGGCTCGGCAAAGTCAGTGATCCATTTTGCTTTTGGCAAATCATCCGGCGTGTTGGTAAATGGCACATAGGCCGCTAAATTTCCGCCGTAGCGTTCGCCTAATTGTTTAGCGGCATAAAGCACATAGTAATTATGCCCTATCGGGATATATGGCGATGTTTTGGTTTCGCCCGCCTCGTCCCATTGTTCGGCATAAGCCACCTGGTAACTGGCGCTCAAGTTATCATCGCGATAGTTGATTTGGGTGTAACTGCCATCATCTTTAGCCTGTACGAGGCTTTGCAAAAAATTGGAAATATCTGCTCTTACAACACCCTCATGGTTAGGCCGGTTAGTAGACACAATGGTTTTGGTTGAGCCGGCATAAGATATACGGGTAAGTACTTTATAATATGCCCGCATTTGGTTGATGTTGATAAACCCGGCGGCATCGGTAGTAAAAGCGGTTTGGATGGTGATATAGGCGTTGCCGGTTACCTTCTCTATCTGGTAAACATCTCTGTAGGGGCCTGCGTTAACATATACCTTATCGCCAGGTAGCAGAACGGGTTTTGTAGTGTTGGGGTTAAGCACCGCATTTACGTGCAGGGTGGCATAGCCTGTTGCCGTATCCAAAGCAACGCTGATAATTCCAAAGTCTTTCCGCTGGTAAGTAAATACAACGGGGTTAAACGCAGCGCTCCAATGAGATGTGTTGCCCCCGGCTAAAGTAATCGAAGGCCCGGATGTTAAAAGACTTGTTAACGTATTTAGTTGGACACTTAACTGCGTGTGGCAACCGTTCGCATCGCGCGCAAAAGCTGTTTTAACACCACCGCTTAATCCTGAAAAAATGGAAGAGGGTTGATAGTTCTCCTGATCGAGGCTGTATTGGACGGGTAAATAGCTGCTGGTAGCGTTTATGGTAATTTGCCCGTCGAGCGCGCCGGGAGCACTTTCCGGATTGTTTATGGCAATAGAACTGATGGCCAGATCGCATCTGTTAACAGGTGGATCGGTTTCTCCCGTGCCGGCGCTAACAGATAAAATCCGAAAGTAGATGTAAAAGTGGGAGGTTAACTCACCTAAATAATTATAACGTAACTCGTTGATGAGACCAGAGTAGATTAGTTGCCCCTGGCCCGCAACCGCCTCATCGTAAGTACTTATGTTTCCGTTATCGTTTTTTTCATAGGTTACAATACAGTAATCGCCGTTGGCAACACCGCCGGTGGCTGTATCGATAATGCTAATATAAACATCTGCATGTACGGTTTCTCCGCCGTTTTGGTCGGGATAGGTGGCTACCCAGTTGCCGTATGTTATTCCTGCTGTTAAGCTCATTTGTGCTGTTTTTAATGATTGATCTGTTAGGTAGTTTTTAAGCCAGGTTTTCCTGATACATCGTATTGAGCGTGATAGTTAGGCCGATGCCGGTTGTATTGGTGTCAAACTTGTTGTAAACCGGTATGCATTTGGCTTTTTCCCCAGCCTTTACACGGAAGTATCGCCCCTGGCCGTCGCGGTATTTGGCCGCTTTTACAATGAATTCGTTGGCCAGGCGCAGCGCTTGCTGTACGTAGGTTTCGTTTTCGGCTGTGTATTGCCCAAACTCGGTTTTAAACAAAAATTCGAGGTAGAGGGTAAAAACATTGTCTACCGAGCCATTTACCTGCGGCGATACTACTATGGGTTGCAGCGGATACAGCATTACACAAGGAAAGCCGGCATCATCGGCCAGGGTGTTAAGCTCTTTTTCGGTTCCGAACAAAAAGGCAGGTGCGCCGGTAAGAGTTTGTACAATGGATTCTATTTGATTACGCATAAAAGTAGGTGAGCCCCCTGCCCCTGAAAGGGGAGCTTTGATTTGTATTGTTTACAGGGACGATGTTTGATAATATAACTTAAAAAAATCCGACTTTTGGCAGAGTAGGCCAGGCATTGGGGTAACCCAACTTCAGGGGGCCTGGGGGCTTAACATTTCACTATATCGCTTTTGGTATTCCGCCTCGGTTTTGTTAAGCAGTAATTTGGTAAGAATACGCTCGTAAGGTGTTGCCAGGATCTGGTCCCATTTAGTGATGTCGCCTCCCGCCAGCGCGTTTACGGTATTTATATACTTAAATTTTTCGAAAGACTTGATGCCGGCTCTTTTCTCCAAAACTGTAGTAGCCGATGCCAAAAGCTTGTTTTCGGTTTCGATAAGTTTGGATAGTTCATAAAAAAATGTTTGGCAACGGGCAGTGCCTCCGTTACCCTGAGTTTTTTTATAATTTCGGTAAAGGCCGCAGCCGCATACTCGTTGTACTGCTTTTCTGTTGCTCTGCAATAAAAATAATGGGCCAGTACTTTACAGCAAGCCTTAAGCGAGGGGTTAAAATAGTGCTGCCAGTTCTCTTCTCCGTAAATTTTAATATGTTCGGTTATCTCATCGGTAATCACATCCCTTGCTGCCATAAAGGCTCCTGCTGGTTCTACCGACAGGTTTTTGATCACATTAAGCTTTATTGCTTTGTTATCCAATTGCAGCGTTATGGCTTTTGGAACAGCATCGCTGTTGTACAGGTTTTTTATTTGATGCGACAGGTCCAGCACAGCGTCTGCAAATGCAACAAAATCGTTGGCATTACTTACGTTTTCCAGATCAGCAACAGGTACATCAGATAGGATGCTTATTGCATCCAGGTCCTTAAGTTGGGGCGAGTCCTGCAGCTGCATCATTTGCCCCAGCGTTACCTCGCTCAACTGCGTGGGAATGCTTACCCGTAACTTTCCCCGGGTGGTTTTAAGTGTTTTTTCTATCATATTATTTGCGATTACTCCTATGTGTTTTTCTGATTTCACCAATCGTGCGGATCCATTTCACTCAGTTTCGATTGATGGGTTAAGAGGGTAGGGTACTAAGCCATCCCAATAAGTTCTTCAAAAACTCCCCCTTCAGAGGGCCGAGGGGCTTTAGGGAGTGTGCTTTTCAGCGTTTTGATTCTTTCTATTTTCAGTTTATTAAGCGCTATATAACGCAACGGATCTATAAGGTGGTTGCAGGCATCAACAGGCTGATTCATAAGCTTGCCGCTTTTGTTAATTTGCCATTTGTACCTGCCCAACTCCTTACGCAGGTTTACGCTGGCGCGGGTTACATTTATCTTAAAACGCTTTAATATATCTATGGAATTGGTAACACTATCAGCACCTTTTTTTGCTCCGGTAACATACCAGCCCAGCCGCTTAAGTTCTTCAATTGATTTGGGTTCGGCGCTATCTGCTATAATCTCTATGCTCTTAGTTATCCCCATCGCTGCCATTTTTTTGGCAATATCAGTATTGGTGAGCCCCGTCTCGTAAATAATTTCATGCACCCAAAGCTCGCCGTTTTGTTTGTAAACCAGTAAGCAGCCTGTTTCGTCATTAGTAAAGCCGAAATCTAAGCCTGCGGCTATTAGTTTTGCTTTATCAGGGATAGTTTCGCAAACATGCCAGTTATTAAATACCAACCCGGTGATTTTGCCGGTTAAACCGCGTGCGTAAACTTTCCAAAGCTCTACGTCAATGGTTTTTAAAGCTTCAATCTTTTCATGTATGTGCTCTTCGGCAAAGGGATTGTGCCGATGGTCTGATATAATCAGTTCCACGCCTGGCCTTCCAATAAGCTTTTCGTGCACCCAAAATTCCGAGTTTGGGTTATAATCTATATAGATCCGCTTGCTTGTGCGCAAGGCAAGCTCGTTATAAATCTCCCATTTAACACCGTTTGCTTCGTTTACAAACAGGTAGTCGCGCTTGCCGGATTTTGCATCCTGTGCGTCTGTGTAGCTATTAAATTCAATAATACTTTCATTGTTGAATTCGAAAACACGGTCGGTTTTGTTGTAGTTTTTTACGCTGTGCATCAGCACTTTCGATTCTTTATAAATTTTCGTAGCATCGCGCAGCGCACCGGCTTTCAAGTTAGGTATATCCTGGCCCACTACGGTTATCACCACTGTTTCGGCAGCTGCGAGGGCAAACAGCACCTGTAAAATTGCGTATGTTTTGCCCGAACTTGTACCGCCTTGGTTTACAACCACATGGCCAGAAGTAAAATAATTGTGTTTAAATAAAGGGGTGGTTCTCATTATTAGAAGTTTGTTTGCCGATATACATTAAGTTGGATTTACACAATTACGTCCTTTTCATTATGCGATATTTGCGGACCATAATCAACCACTTCAATTCGCAATTTTTTCGAAGCTGAAGGAGTTTGCTGGCCATTAGCGGCATCGGCCCAACCCATACATCGCAAGGCAAACATGGCGCCCGTAGGTGCTGGTTGATGCAACTTTTTCTCATATTCAGCTTCAACTCTCAGGCGCGCTTTTCGCAGGATTTTCTTATACTTCCCTTTTTGCTCATAAGCAACAAAGTCGTCCATGCTTGTAAATCCAATAAATAACGCAAGGCCTGTTAACAAAGCCGGTTCGGGCTGCCGGTCCCAGATTTGTACAGCTACGCTGGCTTCTGTGGTGCTGTTTTTTTTTGGTGTTTTAGGTTCGACGTGATATTCCCCCTGGATGTAACGGAAATAGCTATCAATACGACTAATGAGGTCGTCTGCATTAAAAGGAAAAAGCAT